CCTCCAGCGTTACTAAATGCCTCAGGAGATTGGTGACCTATGCGGCCACCAGACAGATCACTCGATCAGCGACTTGAGCCATGTCCCGTAGGAATGTACTCTTATCACCTCAAGTAAAGAGCCCAGGAATGGTCTCCCAGCCTTGCCCCACACACAACTATATTACGTCCGAATTGGAGTCCATCCCAATCGGACCCTCGTAATAGAAGGGCGCACCCTCGGGGATGACCAGTTAAGGTCATCTTGATTCCCGCCAGTGCGAGCTTTCTCCCTCTCACGATCTCTCAAGAATGCGTACGCGTCGGCACCCTCAGCAGGGTCCCTACCACGGACATTCTTGAGCTTCAGAATCTTCTTCTCCTCGATTTGCCAATCCTCTCTCACCCTAGTTGTTTTGGGTTTAAGAAGGTTTATAGAGTAAACACCAAACTCCTCACGATTATTCGTGAAGGGCAGGTACCGCATAAGGGACTGAGGAAGTCCACCTACGCACATCTCGCGACGCAGAGTGTTGATAAGGAAAGATCGGAGGTGTAACCACCGATGATCACCAAATCGATTAATCTGCTCTATAAAAGAGGCAAAACTGGAAGCATCCAAGGCCTTTCGAAAGGCACGGATGCGGAAGATAACAGGAGTTACGTCAACGCCGTTGAAGGCGTAAATGCCGCAAGACTCCCGAACGAGTTGTCCGCCGGTAAAGCTCTTGTCGAGATTCACCTCGAGACCACACGTCTGAAGGAGGAGAACGACACGATCCGTAACCCGAGGGTCACAGATAATATCGTCGCCGTAGATACTTGGGGACTGTAGATTACATGTGTAACTATCAGAATGAGTCTCGAACTTGGAGCAAAATTCCTCCAGATGTGTGAGCTCATATGCGTCCTCGCGAACGCCTTCCCAAGTGTCGCATCCATAGTAATACATCAGATAACCGAGCAGTGTGATAGCCGTGAAGGTTACACACTGAACGGGAAAGCACAAAGCAGAGCCCATAGGGGCGAACTTGTTCACCTCTCGAAGACTCCCATCCGGGAGTCGAACTCGTCCAGAACGCGTCCCTAACAAGTACAACCAGTACTGTCTCGGGAATACGCCTCTGACGAGCTCTTTCGAGACTCTGTCTGATGCACTAGACAAATCAAGCGTATCATAGTTCAAAAAGGCGGAGCCGTCTAAGGCTTTTAGCCGATTGATCGATTGATCCTCCAACGTCACGAAGTGACGCATCATACCAGCTTTGAAGGCTTTGTTCATCCAGCGGAAAACAACTTGCTGGTGAGCCATGTACGAACTTGGCTCTTGACAAATACTTCGAGCTGTTTTGATGTTCTTTGGAACGAACATGAGTTTGCTCATTTGTTCCTCTTTACTCGAACGCTCAAAGAGCGTTTCGATCGCACGCTCGATGAAGGAACCGCGAGGGTACCTACTCCGAGGATAAAAAACGCGCGATAACTTGTCGTCGATAACAAGGTTTTCGATCTTGTCATTGGGGTCGATATACCCCTCAGCGACATAGCCAGGCCCGAACCTGGGTAAAGCTAAGTCGGTGTTTAGCCGCGGAAGTAATTGCGCAACTATCACTCTGAGCCTATTTAAAAGGCCAGGCTGCAACTTCAAGCTCTCCAAATCATTCTCAACCTCAAGCCATTTGTGAAATGCAGTGGCATTGAAAGTGTCATCCTCATACGCCAATTTCTTCCCAAAGAAAAGGAAGGATATGATGTATTGGAGGAGAGATGGGTCACCAGACTTATGGTACCTAACATACTCACACGCAATTGGCGTGTTGAGCATCTCAGACACAAATTCTCCAGTTATGGAGAAAGTTGTACCAATCCCTGCATTGCGCAGGATTTGGTCAGCTAGTGAGGTGTATCTTAGAATGACATCCTTTAGATCAGAATCCACCAAAAAGTGGAAAAACTTTCTGATCGTAGGGAATGGCTTATCTGCTATAGGAGAATCGAACAAGAGAGCGCAGTAGGATTTTATGAACAAAGTGCAGAGTTGCACGTTCTTAGGTCCTACGCGTCTTTCTATAGATTTGTAATCGGTAATGCCAATCGAGATGACTGGATTACCGAGCGCGGATCGTTCAAGGCGTGAGTCACCCAACGAATTGGGTAAGGACTCCACGATCGAACGCACCGAACTCGGCCCCGTTTGGGTAACCGTTCGCACCCGTGAGGGTTTGAGCGAAAAATCCGATCAGCGCCTGCATCAATTCCACGAGATTGGTTGTCGGGTCACCTTCAATTTGAGGGTAATTCCACACCAGCCCAAAGTCCACAGGGTGGACCCGGGTCTCCCCGCTAACGCTGTCTTCCCAGACAACGTTGGCGAAGAGTCTTGCAGAATTGTGAGAGATGCCTGCTTTGTCGACAGTACGTTGAAGTACCAGACGAACAGCATCAGCTGCAGCGCCACTATTATAAACATAGGTGGCGGTCGCCGTGGCACCATTGACTGTGAAGCCAATGAGAGCCATTGTTGAAGGCGATGCGACTTCCTTGATCTTGAGATCAAGGTCTTGAGTGGTTGGTAATTTGGTTGTGATCGAAATGGTCACGAGTCTGCTCCTTTCGAGTCAGAATTAATCTGGTTAACACCAGATGGACTGTTACTTTAGGACCCAGATTAAGGATCCTGCTGTTAACAAGCGGTTTTTAACACCGCGCGGAGGGTGAAAGTCGTACTCAGATTCTTTTAACATAGGGTTATAGCGTGAAAGATAACGCTCGATCCTAGTCAATTGAAAACGGGACGATCTGCACGAGTACCTAGCAAGGAAATCAGGCGTGGGAGTATATACGTAATAGAAACTATGTACGTAGTGACTCACATCGACTGCAAACCTTAGAGACATCTTGTCCACGTCGCTTAGGCGGTCACCAAGGTTGGTGAACCAATCAAAGACGAACGAGAACTTGATAAGATCATAGCCTCTAGTGAGATTGGGCAACAAACCCACCTCGTCTAGTGCCATTGCCCAAGCCAATACGACAGCTTGGGACCGATTCAAAACCATCTTAGAACGAACCACGACGGTCAATTCTCCGGGGACGCCTTTTAATTTCCAAGGCGGCCGAAAAGAAAACTTTCCGTATAGGTGTCCTGGTAG